AAAGAGCCTCGTGGTCTGTGATAGCAATACCACTAAGCCCTAATTGAATTGCTTTATCAATTAGAGCTTTAGGTTTATTGATACAATCAATCAGACGCAGATTACTATACACCGTATGGTTGTGATCATTAAAAAATCCCATTCTCTGCATCCTCTCTTACTTTTTCTATAATTATTATACCATTTTTAATTATTAAAATCAAGTGTAGCTACAAATAAATCCCATAATTCAATAGCTTCCCAAGGTAACCATTGAGGAGATTGACACAAATAAACTTGTGCAATACTATATTTTTGAAGAGTTAGCATGGGATCTGGTTTAGCAATATAAAAATAATTTTTCTTTTCTAAATCTTGTATATCGCTTGTAGGATTTGGTATCCATATGTATGATTTAAACCATTTTTTATTATCTAAACGACGCACCCAATCTCCACAGAATGGTTGCAAACCATTAGACTTAAAATAATCATGATGATGATCTATATTAATTAGTGTATCTATTGGTTGATTGATATATTGTAAAATTTCTGCATGGTCAATAATTTTATAAAGTTTGCCACGATAAATTTCACAAATTTTTTTAACAGTATGAAACAATTCCCAACTTGGATTAAAATTTAATCCTGGCATTGTTTTTCTAAAATCCGCCCAATTACTACGAGTAGTACTAGTACTAATTAAATCATTATAACATTCAATACTATCACTCATTATCCAATCAAAATCAATAGTTAAGATATTCATGGTTCTCTATAATTCCTAACTATAATTAATTTCTTCGCTGCGCGTGTCGCAGCGGTATAAAGCCAACGAATATGATCTTGTCTTGATTCACTCTTGAGAAATTCTTCAAGTACAATAACTTTATCAAACTCACTACCTTGGGCTTTATGAGTAGTTATTGCATATCCATAATCAAATTCGTGCGGCTGAAACTTCCTGGGAATATCTCGCCATGTTCCATTGGCACCTCTTGTGACCAAAGGTTCCCGAGTAGTAATTAGTTTATAATCAATCTCTAATCCCTGAAACTGACCAGCGCCTTCATAGTCAGGAGTAAAACAAATCCAAGGAGTTTTCTCCTGCCAAGGATTAGTATTATCATAAACAATATTATCAAGAACACCAGTCATACCATTTACAAGAGGATCACCAGAGGGGCTAATAGTTTCCCAATCATTACGCAAACAAATTATTCTATCTTGCGAACAAGGCTCGGGTAAATCTTCTCCCCAAATGTCTCGTCGCATTTGCGCGTTTATTTGTGCTCTTGTATTATTTTTACCGACCAAAATCTGATCAGCCCAGTGAAAGAAACGAGATTGTAAAATCTCAGTTCTATCTACAACTCGAACTTCTTGTCCACGTTGCAATTTCAAACCTCGACCCTCTCGAATATCAAGAGTCAATCTTATAATTTCACTTTCCGCAGCTTGCCGCATAATTTCATCCAAAAAAATATGCGGATGTTCCAGCGCACCATTATTTTCTGCGGCGACGGGAGGTAGCTGTCCAGGATCACCAAGAGCAATTACATGAACTCGATATTTCAGTAATTGTTCCCACATTCTTTTAGGAAGCATTGAAACCTCATCAACTATAATCAGTTTAAAAGGAGCAAGTGTTTCTTTAGGAATGTGAATAAAAGTACCATCATCTTTTGGTACCGATTTATATAATAAACGATGGGCTGTCATAGCATTATGGCAGCCTTTATTACGAAGCACTTGCGCGGCCTTGCCTGTATATGCACAATAGGCGATAAATGCAGGATCAAGATCAAGCGCGGCGATTATAAATCGAATAAGTGTTGATTTACCAGTTCCAGTTAAGCGTAGCCAGATATAACAGTATAAGGTTCATGATTCTTATATCTAGCTACAGCCATTTTCAATCCTTGTTCTTGTTTATTAGTTAAGATCAAGATTTACTTCCTCCTTTTCTTCTATTTTCCATAATCCCGCATGTAATTCTCTATGACAATTCGCACATAAAAGAATACATTTTTTACTCTCATCTATTGCTTCTTGTAATTTAAAATGGTCATTACTTATTGTAAAATCTTTTTCAGAAGGATCTAAGTGATGAAATTCTAATGCTGTAATACATTTATTATATCCACATTTTTCACATTTTCCTCCACGAGCCTCTTTAATTTTACTTAAAAACATTCCTCGTGTAAGTTGAACTCCATCAGGCATACAATTATAACAACAACTTCTTTTATTCGCTGATGCTGTTTTAGGAATAAAAATTGAACCACATAAAGGGCAAATTTTATTTGTATGCCATAAATCTTGCCCAGATTGTATTCGTAATTGTCTAGCTCTATTTTGACATTTACGACTGCAATATTTTGCAGTTGATTTTTTACATTCAAATTTTTTATTACAAATAATACAAGTCTATAACATTTTATTCACCTCATATTATTTAAGGAATAAAATGAATTATTTTACAAGATATGTCCGAAAGACATATCTTACTCGTTTGTATTCTTCAAAACTTCATTTAACATATCACGCATTTGATATAATTCAGTTTTATTTAATTCACACCAATCAACATCACGAGGAATTATAATTAAATTATATTCATTTGGAAGTGCTTCTCTTATTCGCTCAAATAGTTCTTGAACTTCTTCCATAGGGAAATCAAATAAGGGAACTTTTACAACTATATAATTACGTTTATTATCTATTTTCATATTTATTATACCATATCTTTCTTATATTGTCAAAAATCCCACGTAGGAACTGTTTCTATCATATAATCTTTCAACTGGATTTGAGGAGTACGATTTCCATTCCACTCATTAATTGAACATGTTCCAACTAATGTAATAGTTTTTCCAAGTAAAGACTCATATTCTTCTGCGCTTGATCCAAACTTAATACAAGTAGTTTTATGAGGACATAAGTCTAATCTTAAAGTACCCTTATTTAGAAGATTTAATTTTACATTTTTCCCATCAATTTTTACATGTTCGATAACAACTAATGGTTCTGGGACACCTTGACCCCAAATATTTCCATATTCACCAATTTCCATAACAATATTATCAAATTCATCCATCATTGTCCAGATGAAATCAACATCATAAGTCATGACAAAAGGCGTTGTACCCCATTGAAGCTCAGTTGTAGCTTTGAACCGTTCCAACCCATCAGGAGTGAAAGCCACACCAAAAGCAAAAGGATGGCCTTGAGCAAAAATGGCTGTCCCAGTAGAAGCAATATAATCACGCCAGTTATCAACATCTGTAGTGGCAAAACCGCGTCCAGAGCCCGACCAAGTAATTTCTCCTGTTTCTGCGTCCACAATTTCGTTGAGAACGAGAGTAGGCTTACTATATTTGGCCATGAGACTATTAGCAACAAGACCAGTAATACCTCGCACAGGGTCATCGTCTTCTACTCCTTTATTTTGCACAATCAAAATGGGCGCTTGAAGTATATCAGGATGCTTTTGTAAACTAGCATCAATTTCATCCAATAATTTCTTTTTATCTTCATCTTGATGTCGCTTTACATTTGCGGAATGCCGAATAGCTTGTATTACACGTAATTCTTCTGTACCGGCAATCGCGCCACGTTTATCACTTTGAATCAGCTCGCCAGCTTTCCATTCTAACATACTTTCAAAAACAAGCTGTTTATCAAAGTAAGTACCAATACGAGTTACAGCATTTATGAAAGGAGCAATATACCATGAAACAGTATGCGGATTATATTCACCTTTCATAGAGTATTCATTTTTATCAGCAAGGTATTTGAAAAATGGATTTGTAACATTCTCTAATCCTTCGGTGATATAATATCGAGTCTCAAGCTGTCGCATATCCATCATATCACCTAATAGACCAAGAGCAACAAGATCAAGATAATCTATAGAATATCCTGTACCGGCGATAATATCCATACACTGACACACTTTATATACAACACCAACACCAGATAAAAATTTATTTGGATAATTACATAGCTGGTTATTGATGATAATCGCGGGATCATCTTCGTAACAAGATGCTTCGTGATGATCAATTACAATTACATCACAATCTTGATTAGTAAGTTCAATGTGCTTATCTTTTTCATTAGAAGAGCTATCTGGTGCAATTACTAAATCATAATGTTGCTCTGTTGCTTTATCCATATCAATTCCATGAATTTTACGAGTATGAAGCGAATAATACCAATTATTTTCTACAACAGAAGGAGCAATTCTATGACAGAAATTCAAAAGCAATGCCGCGGAAGTGTATCCATCACAGTCACTATCAACTTGTATATAAACTAATTCTTGCCGCACAAGAGACTTGAGAATACGTCTGGCCGCAATTTCGATATTATCCAGCCGCAAATAATTATATTCAGCACTATTGCGTGGATGCAGAAATAAATCCATTTCTTCAGGAAATTCAAAGCCTCGCGCATGTAGCAGTTGTTCTATTGTACTATTATACTTTTTATTGGTTCTTAACTTAAATTCCATTATAACACAATCCTATTCTTAAACAATGTCAAAAAATTCTCCTTTCCTTTATCTATTGGACTATCTTTGTATCCTAATAAGCCTTGTTTGTCGAATATAAAGGAAATAGATACGAAGTTATTATATTTCTTATGTATTGCTTTTAAATTTCTTACAAGGTGCTTAAATTCTTCATCACCTTTTTCTTGAAATTGTTTATCAAATGCAATAACAATTTCTTTAGCTCCTGACTCAATGAGCAAATCGATCTGCCGACTTGATATAGCAGAACCACAACAAGCCACGCTAATATCTGCATCATGACCGAAATAACTTTGATAAAGGAGACAACTTTTTTCTCCTTCAAATACAATCGCCTTCCCAATTTTTTTTATGTTATCTTTACTGTTGTTGAGATTATAAAGATTGTATCCAAGAGGATGATTATACATTCGTCCGCCAATTATTAGGGGACGATATTTTCCATAAAGAGCCGCTCGTTCACTTGACAATTCACGCCCTCGCAAACCAATGAACGATCCATCTTTATCGTAATGGGGAATTGTGATTTGTTCACCACCCGGAAAGTACCCGATTCTGTTGAACTTAAGGACTTCTGGTGTAATACCTTCATCGATCCAGTTCCCGATACGAGGATAAGCGAGTCGATCGAGGATGGCTACATCATAGGTTGGTATATTAATATCTTTTCTTGATTCATTCTCTTTTACTCTTCTGTCATATTTATCGAAGATTCCTTGGTCGGCAAGTCCTCCAAATGAGTCTTCCTCATCTTCACTATACGACCCTTCAATACCGCATTTAGAGCAGACGTATCGAATTCCATTAGGCATTGTCCACTCTCGGTCATCAGTCTCGCGGAGATTATGGATTTTACATATAAGTTCGAAGATGTCGAAGGTCGCGTCACATCCTGTGTAGCATCTAAACAATTTTGTGTTTTCATAATAATAAAGTTTATGACTTCCTTCTCCTGGATGATTATGACAAATGGTGGCCGCAACAAACCCAAATGGGGCTTGCCGCGGGTCACCACCGAAATCGCGAACTATATCTTCAATCTGTTCAGTTGTTATCTTGCTCTTGATTTCGTTTTTGTCAAGATACATTTTTATGCCTCAATTCTTACTGTAGTAATAGTTCCAAGCACTCCAGCAGTATTATTCAAATAATCCAAAATATACTTATCGCGGTGGATGTTCTTTGGTGCGCGATCTTCATCCATGAGATATTCGTATTCCTTGCGGGATATGATGTATTCAACCTGACGACCCTCAACCGGATAACGAGAATCAGCATAAATTACAGTAGGCATACCATTATTCTTCTTAGGCATTATTCTTCCTCCTCAAAAGCACTAAAGTCATTTATAACAATTTTTAGATCATCAATTCCTATCCATTCATACTGAAAATCAGTTAAGAACATTGGCTTTATTCGGCAAGTGCCTAAATCTGCGTCACACCATAATACAACGCTCTTGTATCGACCGCGTCTGTTCTTATAGATAGAAAGTTTTATCTTAGGAACTGGGAATTGCGGATTCTTATGAAGAATTACTTCCAAACTCGCAAGATCCTGTTCTTTTACAGGCAATAAAATAGATCCATAGTCAATCTTATCAGCGATAGCTTTTGCACCACGCAATAAGTTTTGGTCAGGAGTTTTAGCATCTTGATAATCTCCATTCAACTGCGTAGCAGACATAATAAATACATTATATTTTACGCATATATCCTTGAGTCGCGCAGAGAGCATAAATAAGATGTTATCCTCTCGAAGGGCGATTTTACCGGCACGCCGAGAAATTTCTTCCAAGATTTTAAGTGATGTATGTATGTAATCGTGGAACACATATTGAATATTGTGTTCATTGATATTCCTCTTTATTGAATTTTCTACGTCTTGTAAATTGAACTCTGGCAATACTTCAACATACATATTTGAAGATTTGATAACTTGAGCTGCGCGCATTACTCTATCACGTTCATCACCTTCATAATGACCAGTCAAGATATGTTCTTCATTTACGTTTGCCAAAAATGCCAACATCATAGTTTGGATTTCTTCTTTATCCTGCTCTGTTCCAATAAACAAAGTAGGAAATGAATTACCATTTTTACGCCATCCAAACTGTTCATCATAAAACCAATCGCATCCTATATAACAAGCATCAGCGATCATAGATCTTGTTTTACCAATGCCAGTAGGAGCGCTGCGAAGATAAAACTTACCCAACCGTGCGCCACGAGTAATTGTGTTAATATAGTTTCCATATAGGCTCACTCCAACATCAGGTACAGTTTCAAATTTTTTGATTAGATCTTCAATGCCTTCACCGGCTTGAAAAGATACATTATCAACATCATTGTCTACATATACTTGCCGCAATGCATCAATTTTTGCGTCAATCTTATCAGCAATTTCTATAAGAGTGACATTATCTAACCATTCCTCTTGGGCTTCTTTCTTTTTGGTATCAAGAATTTCATCTGGATCATATAGCCAATGAACATCCATACCAATATTATCATACATGCGCAAAAGTGTAAATTTCTTCATGCGCTTATAATAATAATCAAAAGTAGATCGAGTGGCTATCTTACCAGTTTTTTCTAAATATTCATCGCCTCTATTGAGGTCATATACTGCTTTATACTTTGGATGTTGTTCCAAATAATCATTTACAACATCTAAAGTAAAAGAATGTACTCCACTTTCGTGGATTTTTAATAGTGCGCCAAAAACAACCCGATGAAATTGTTCTGGAAAATCATCTTCAATAATTACATAAGTTTCAGGTTTATCTAAGATTGTCGGGTCATTCCAAACGCAACCTATTACTTGTACAATAGCAGTTGCATCTACATATTTTGAACCCATATGTTACTCCTCTTCATCTAAGAATGAAAACCTCGCACTCTTGCGCGGCTTACTAATAGGCGGTGGAATATGAACCTCGACAACTTTCGGCTTCCATTGTTCAATCGGTTTAGCTTGGCTACGTTGCTGTGCCGCGAATATTGCCGTATAATAATTGCGAGCATCTTCATACACATATGGGACAATACCTATACCACCATTAGCTTTTTCTATTGAATTACCTTTTATTTGATAAAAATACACTAAACTCTTATAAATTCCGCTATAGGTATAATGCTTATTATCATGGTAATCTTCAATTTGCTTTTTGATTTTTGTTGATATAGCATCTATATCAAATAGTTTTTTGATATAATTATGAAGAGTTTGAATATCTCGTTCCTCTTGGGAAATATGAGATTGATGTTGATCAAAACAGATCTTATGGGCATATCTAACCTTATTGACTTGAACAAACTCTTCTAAATTTCGATCAAAGGTTTTGCCGCAATATAAACATTTTACTAGTGCTAACTTCTTTTTAGTCGCCATTTCTTCAACCCCATTTTTCCTTTCTATATATATAATATCATAAAAAAACAAAAAAATCAACTGGGTGCGTTCTGCACCCAGTTGGCTATCTTTACAGCTGACGAAGTTCCTTTAGAATCTCCCATACAGCGTCAGCATCATTTTCCGTTGTATCGTTCAGTTTCTTGCCCTTTAAATGAGTTTCTACAATCTTACTGATTCGAATCTTATTTGCCGGATTATCAGTCATAAGATTTCCAACCAGCTGACCAATCTCTTCGCGCATATCACTAAAAATAGGAGGACGAGTATTATAATTATTGATATAAGCATCAGTTACTAACTTGCCGTCATGTTCATGAGCTTCTTGTTCGATAGCGTCACCAATAGCATTTACCAGATTCTCATATGAAAAATCAATAACAGGAGGCATATACTTAAAACGAGAACCTGCAACAAAGCGCTGGGTACCACGACAGAACAACTTGGTTACATTTTCACCATTCTCATTTACAACAGAACGAGACATGCCAATAATATCACAAGTACGTTCACAAATCTTGCGGGCACGCTTTTCAAGAGTAGGCTCAATCTTGCTGAACTCTTCACCTTTCTCATTCTTTTCAATACGCTCAGTAGAATGAGAAATCATTACAAGACCATAGTCAAGCTGAAGGATACGTCGCATGGCGCCATCAAATTCACGCTCAACCATGCCATAACCTTTACCATAGTCCAGATCGCCAATATTATCAACACCCTCTTGCTTGCAAATATATTCATTGCAATAATCATAAGCAATATCTGCGGTGTCGATAACAATAGTCTGATACATGTCCTTAGTTTCCTCTTCAGCTAATAGCTTCAAATAAGAGCGGAAATCTCTCCAGCTATTGATGGGCATAACCATTACACCAGGCAATGCATTATAACCTTTCTCGAAAGCGAAAATAAGGGAGCCAGGGAACTTAGACGCGGCAGTGGTCTTGCCGGTCTTAGGTTCCCCGTAGAATAATACCGAATAACCTCGCAAATCTCTGCTAACCACATGAGGCTGAATCATTGTCAACGCATTAGGCATTATTCTTTACCCTCCTTAGAAGTCGTAATCTACGTCATTCGCAGAAGGAGCAGAAGCAGAACCAGCTTGCTTAGATGCCTGATACTCTTCCTGACGCTTCTTGATCGTCGCCAGAGCCAACTCACGATCACTCATTGCTTGAGAGATTTCAGCTGCGGTAATAGTGCTTTCATCGTCCCATTCATAAGGAACCTTACTGGCACCAGTAATGCAGAATTCACGAGTAGTGCGAGTAGTCTCACGAACTTCATCTTCATCAAATGCATTCTCAATTACAGTCTGAGTCTTAATAGTCTGACTCAACTGACGACCCCAGACCTTGGTAAATACAGGATGCTTGCTGGAAACATCTAAGCCCTGGAAGTAACGAATTGCACCCTTAGAACGAGCAACAAATTCAACAGGAAGAAGGGCCTTACGGAAATTGAAGATTGCGCCCTTTACAATCACATGATCTTCAGTGTGCTTATCAGGATCACCCTCAACATCCTTCACCGCGGTGATTACAATATCGGTTTCAAAAGTGTTATGATCCTTTTCTGCATCGCTGATAGTGTTTACAATATGTACAAATCCACCTTCGTTGCGCATGATAGAATTGGGCTTCTCGTCAGTCAACTTGCTGAACCACTCGTTCAGGTCAACTGCGCTATCACAACGTACCTTGAAGGCATTCTCTTTACCAACCTTGACAACAGTCTGCTCTTCATCAATAATCTTAGAAAGAGCCTGATAAGTAGCATTGTTATTGCCCTTACCGGTGACCGCGGTAACATAAGTGAAATGGATAGGAACAACATTCATACCCTTACCAGATAGGGCACCAGTTTCATCCATAATATAATCAGTGGCAACCTGGAGTTCACCAGAAATAAACTCGGTACCAGGATTTTTGGAATTAGGACCGGAGACCTTCTTGGTCAACTTATGGTCGTATACCAGACCCTCGATATGAGTCTTATTAATCATTTCTTTCTTCATTCTTCATTTTCTCCTTCAAACTTTACTTGATAACCTTTTTCTGTGATAGTATAAATTACAGGGTCTTTACCTACTTTTTCTACGTATCCATCAGTTACCAGCTTGCGCATGGCTCCGCTTACCGCCTTAGATAATACACCAATACCTTCGGCAATTTCACGAGCCTTATACATTGAGCCTTTTGGCTGATTCTGAAGATACTCAAGGATAGCCTGTCCCCGCTCAGTGAAAAGCGGTTTTTCTATTTCCTCTTTGTCTCGAAGTGCATCCACATATGCTTTGACACTTTCGGGAACATCGATCGGGCCTGCAACTTCATTGGTTAAGTAATCCCAGAAATTCAAAAATTCTTGCTGTTTCGTCATTTCTCTATCCTCTTTCTTCATCTTACATATATATTATACCAAATTTATTTAGAAATGTCAAACAGTATCCTCTGGGACAAGAGCTCCCATATTACAGAATATATCGTGACTGTTCAAGAAATTACCATTTTCATCTCTTGTTACAACGCCATGTTCATTCAAAAACTTTTCTGCACGTTTTTCCCAATGTCGTTGTGATACAGTATTGGGAATACGATCAACTGCTTCTTCAATAACAGAAGGCAATTCTTTGTCAAATAATAGAATATCAGCATATGGCAAAGAACGCGCCCAAGCAATGAAATTAGGAAGATCTGATTGATCTATGCCAGACCATTCATTTTGCTTATGGTTTTTACGCTGATGAATTTGCGCATATACAACTTCATAATTCAAAGTTACAGTACGTGTTTGCGACCAGCCTTCGGGCAGTACTCTGATAAGTTCTTTCCACAATTTCTTCGCAATTACAGGATTTTTTTCATTTAGAGAAGCCTGCCGCAAATCTTCCATTCTTTCCAAAAGATAATCCCACATCTGTTCAACATGCCAATGAGCTTCAAAATCAACTGCTTTTCCAGCATCGGTTAGATATTTCTCTTGATCAACATATGGAACATACAAATCTGGATCATAGTCATCACTTTCGAAACAGTCCATTTCAATAGGACGACTTAGCATTTTGTGCATAGTTGATGTACTATTAGCAACAGTACCAACTTTATAAGTGTCAAATTCCTTCCACCAATAAAGAGGAGCGGTAATATCAACAGAAATAAAAATCTGTCGCATAAACTTACGATGTTCAGAACCGCCCTTGATAAGAGCCTTCATAAGTTTCATATCATTCGGACCAATAGCAATAGTATTTCCATAAGCTGGGTCAGGGCATTTCAAATCAGTATAAACTGGTTCATCACAAAATCCACACATTCCTTCATCAATAGAATATGCACAATTCATGCTATCGCTTCTGTCCCAACTATTTTTAGGATTACGCATGCCGCGAATTGCATGTTCAAATCCCCATACTTGAGTTTTTTCAAACTTCATTTATAAATAGCCCTCCAAATAATTTTACGCTAAGGGTTATACTCGAGATCCAATTTTAAAAGGGCTTCCATTGCATCATTTACAGTATCGTAATACCCATAATGCTCAGGAAGCCCTTGTGGATCATACGAGATAGATATTTCAATACATTTAATTTCTTTCTTCATTTTATACTGTATCCATACTCTTTCGCGTCATAAAAATCTTGCCAATAATCTTCTCGTTCGTTCAGTAATTCTCTTGGACACTCTTCAATTACTTCAAAAGTAAAATTCCAAGGTCCAATCTTATCCATCGCTGGATAAAGTTTATTATTAGTACGTTCTTCAGCACCAACAGCACGCTTAATATGTTGTTTCCAACGGTCAGCGA